ATCCTTCAACCCAATCAGCTGAGGCCACAGTAGATTCAATTCCTGCTGTTATTCCTATATTATAATGTCCTTGAGGCATAAATTCATTTGGGATTGTTATTTGCACCCAAATATCAGGCTTAGGATATTGTTTATTAGGTTCTGGATTAAAAATATGTTGATTTAAAAAGTTCCATTCTGGATGGTCTTCAATAAAACCCCAAGGTGTATTTCCCCATCTTTGGGGTATAACTTTTACATCATATTTATTTAACTCAATAAAAGCTTTTACTACATCTCTTCCTCTTGCCCCATAACCTGAGTAGGTATCAATTGGACAACTTATTATAACTGTTTGTTTACTCATCTTAATATACTAAATTATGTGTTTGTGTTTTTTTAAAACTTTTGCTTGTGTTAATTATTTCATATTTTTCTCTTGGTTCCCAAGTATCAAATAATTCATTTACAGCATTGATTATTCTATTACTCATTTTTCTAGCAGTAAAACCTGCTTCATCACTTAAAGCCCATTCTCTACCTTTTTGTCCTATTTCTTTCCTTTTTTCTCTTCCTAAATCATAAACTTCTCTTATTCTATCAGCTGCATCTTCAGCTTTACATCTATCATCCCAAATATAAGGAGTTGGAGGTGAACCTTGAATTGATCTAGAGGTTGGATAAACTGGAAAAGCCCATTCACCATGTTTTTTATATTTACCTGTATTATTTGAAGGTAATTCAGGTGATGGTGTAAACCATTTTTTATTTTCATCTTCAAATCTCATTTGATCTTGCATCCCACCTGTAACATTAGCTATAATAGGATTACCTGTTAACATTGCTTCTGTTAGTGTTAATCCCCATCCTTCATTTGATGTTAGAAGAATTTGACAGTCTGTCATATTATATAATAAATTTAAATCTTTTGTTGATAATTTTTCTGTTGAAAATTTAATAGCATTTGGATATTTTTCATCAAATAATAATTCTTTTAATACTTTTAAATTAGTACCAGCATCATGAACAATTTCAGTATGTAATAAAAATCTACATTTATCTGCTTTTTCTTTAGGTAAGCTATCTAAGAATATTTTAAATGCCCACATTGTATCAGGGATTTGTTTTCTCCTAATGTTTCTTGAATTAAAAAATAAAGTAAAGTCTACTTCATCATTATTAAAAAATTTCTTTTTCATATTTAAAACATCATCAGAATTTTTATCAATTGGGAAATAATGATCTTCATTTAAACCATGAGGAACATATTTTATCACTTTATCTTTAGCTTTATCTCCTAAAACAATTTTGTTTATATTTTTTGTTTGTTTTGATATAGCTAATAAAGCATCACATGATTCATAAAAAGCACTATTGTATAAAGGAGCTGGATAATCATCCCAAATATTAAGATATATAATAGGCATTTGTTTCCTAATTTCATTTTCCATTTGGAATAACCATTCAAAATATCTTGGATCTGTTATAATAAAAATAGCGTCTGGTTTTTCCATTTTTATTAAACTTCTAACAATATTGGGGTCTCCATATCCATTAGTTGGATATAAAATAACACTAGAGTCATTTAATTCACTTAATTTATTAGTTTCTCCACTTAAATCAATTTTTTTACCTACATCTGGATGTTGGATAGCTCCAGCTATTTGCACCCAATTAAAATGTTGGCAAGTATTCATAACCATTTCTTTGGCTACTGTGGCTACTCCTGAGTGTACTCTCATATCATCACATATTAAGAGTATTTTTTTTCTTTTCTCCTTAGGTAGATATTTAAAATCTTTATTCATATTATAGTTCTAAATTGGTGTGGTTATTTATTTTTTTTCTAAATTCTTCATCTGTTAAATAAAGATGAATAGCTCTATCTGATAATTTTTGGAATGAGAATTTTCTTTTAACACATTCTATTTTAAAATTTTCAAATAAATCACTCTTAACTTTAACACTTGTAAGAGTCATATTTTTCTTTTCTGCCATTTTGGTTTATTTGGTTAATAATTATTTTATATAAATATATCAATATTCCTAAAGGTTACTGCCTAACCCACATAAATTTGTGTTTTCTTTAAAAGCACAAAAAGTACAATTCCATTTACTAGGATTTGGTAACATTTCTTTTTTATTATATTTATTTTCATTAAAACACTCATTTATAAATTCATTTATTGCTTGAGTTGCCCTTCCTATTTTAATTTTTCCTGATGGTGGTGAGTACATTTGAAATCTTTTTTGTGGGTAATCTCCACCTTCATATACTTTTCTTCTTGTTATAAAAAACTCAATATCAATATCTTTTTCATCTACACCAAACTGTTCTGAGAAGAATTTTTTATATAGGATGAGTTGAAATTGTTTGTCCTCATCTTTTTTAACATAATCTAACTTCCAACCATTAGTAGATGTTTTAATATCTATTATTTTAAATTTATTAACTCGATCATTATACATTACAATATCTAAATAACCTATAAATAAAACATTAGGGTTGGATGAAATTGGGGGCATTGTAATAGGAGTTTCTATTCCTACCAAATGCCAACCACGTTTTGAAAAATATTTACCTCTATTCTTTTTTAAATAATTTAAAATTTCCACCCCATCTTGATAAAATTCACTTAATTCACCTGGATTAGAAAAATGTTGATTATTGTTTTTCTTATATTCATCCTGATAATGTTCTCTGATTTTATCTTTTAGTATTTCTAATATATCTTCTCTATCAGCTGCCGCTCCACTTTTATCATACATTACTTGAATGTAGTGTTGAAATGCTTCATGTAATGCTTTTCCAAATACAGTATGAACACTTGGGGTATAAATTTTATGACCATCTCTATACTGTAATGCCCATTGTTTAGGACACTTTTTCCACATTGAATATTGTGAATATGAAATGTTTTTTTGAAAAGCATAATTAACTTCTCTTTTTGGAGTTTGTTGTATCTCCTTTACTATAGTTGGAATTTTAGGCATTTATTTTTTCCATTTATCACGTCCAACTAATAAACCAATTATACCATAATTAGCTACATCTAAAAACGTGTCTTCCATTCCTTCACCTTTTACAAAACTTTTACCATTTACTAATAAATTTCTTAGTCTAGATACTTTATCTGTTAACCTAATTGCTAATCCAGTTAATGAAAATTTTTTATCATTTTCTTTAGTTAAATCTCCACCTAATGAAATATTTTGTAAACCATAATCCATATGTTTACGAGCAAATGTTTCATACATTTCATCAGTAATTTTTCTAAATTCTTTAGATAATTCAGGATATTCTTCTTCAAAAATATTTAATACTTCAAAATCATGACCCGCACAAGGTGAGGTTTTTCTTGATTCTAATAAATCTTCTATAAATTTATCTTCTTCTATAACTTGGTCTTTTATACTCATGTAAAATATTTTTTAATTGCCTCTAATCTATCATCAGCTTCAGCTAGTAAATTTAATGCTTCAGTTGCATCTGCTAAAAAATCATTTGCTGTATGGTCACCTATTCCGACTGCTTGGTTTTCTAATAAATCTAAAGCCATTAATGCTTTTTCTTTATCAGCTAAAGCTTGTGCCTTTAATGCTGCTATAACTTTACTTTTTTTCATTATTATTGTTTTTATATGGAAATTTTTTATTTAAAACTGCTTTTCTTTTTTTACATCCACAATCTTTTCCTACTTTTTTTGATATAGCATCTACTACTTTTTTAATCCCCGTAGTTGTTGTGAATTTTTCAATACTATCTCCTAATCCTTCACTTTCCTGCTTTTTCATCTCTCTGTAATGCTATTAAAAGTAAACTAAAGAAAAAACCAAATGCTAAGACATATATTAATATATCAGGTACTTCAATAACATCCCCTGCTGTAGTTTCACCTAATTTTATTATAAAATCTTGTTGATAGTAATCCATTATTCTTCTATTAATTCAAATTCCATATTATCTGATGCTGGTTTATCCCTAGTTAGATCATAATCTAAGTCATATAGCCATTCTGGTTCATCTACATCTTCATCTTTATCTAATGCACTTAAATAATTTCTATATTCTTCAGCTTGTTCATCTGTAATATCAGCTGTGTACCAAAGCCAATCTGTTTGAGTAACGAATTTTTGCATTTTTGCCATAACTTTATTTTTTATTAAATTGGTTCACCATCAGTTAATACTAATGAATGACATTCTTTTAAAAGTTCTTTTTTAGTTTTATAAAGTTCATCATGAAACTCTTGTTGTGCTTCATCATAACCTTCATCTTCCCAATCCATATCATCAGTTGGGTTTTCTATAGTATCTTCTTCTTCCCATATACAAGGAACACCATCTCTATCTTTTTTCACAACCATAGCACCTATTGGGTCATATGATTCATCTTCATATTTTACTTCAATTTCTACATTTTCATCTAATTCAACACATAGTTTATATAAATGAATAAAAAATTCTTTTGGTGGATACCAAGCTGATGTAGTTGAAAATTCTCCTTCATCTTCAATTTCTTCTAAATAAGTCCATTTAGGGCCTATATTATCAATTGCCCAATCATACATTACACCCCCACCATCTCCACAATCAACATCTTTATAAAATGTTTTTGCAAATGCTGTTATGCCATAATCATCATTATTATATTTTTCTGATGAAATTTTATCAACTAAAGAATCAACATATTTTATAGTATCTTCATTTGCTTTAACTTTGATCCAACTTCTTAAGTGATTTGCCATAACTATATTTCTTTAATATTTAATTTTCTAACTAAATCTTCCCTGCCTGGGTATTGGTTTTGGAATTTTCTTAATTTTTTAAAACTAATTTTTTCTATAACTCTAGAAACTCCACTTATAGGATTTCCTTCTTGAGTAAAATTTATTAATTCTACTTTATACTTTTTCATAACTTATTTTAATAATTTTTTTGATTCTTTTTCTTCAATTCCTATTTTTCTTAATATTTCTATTGTTTTTTTACTTCCTAGGATATTAATATATGAAGGAATTTCTGAAGAGCCAAGCTTAAAGTAATCAGATAATATTTCAATTAACTCTTTATTATAAGTTTTATTTTTTGATTTAATATACTTTAACCAAACCTTACGTTTAGGTATTATTTCTTTATAAAAATTATATATTTCTTTCTTATTATTTGGCATTAAACCTTGCGCATAATCAGCGACTTCAACGTAATATTGACTCATACTTATAAACCTATGGATCATATATGAATTAAAACTTTCCCAGTCTTTATTAGAAAATTCTTCAGTAGGTGTTTTTAACCATGTTATATGTTGGAGCCAATCAAATATTGTTTTTGGACTTTTCATATGCTTCTTTCATTGTTAATCCTTCTTCTTCAGGTCTAAAACCAACCAATACTCCATTTTCTAAGTATTGAGTATCTTCTGAGTTTTTAAACCAACAATCAGGGTGATAATGAGCCCACCAACCATTAAATAATAGTTGAGTTTTCATATTTATTTTTCTAATCCCTTTCAATAGCTATATCTTTATATTCTTCTCTTAATTCTTTAGGTAATGAATCAGTTATAATTTTCTTTGTTTCCATATCATAGAATACTGGGATTGGAAGCATTGCATCTTCATCTCCGCCTACTACAAATTTAGATACTTTTCTTAAAACAAAGGCTTGACCAAATAATTTACCGCCATTAAATCCTTCTATTGATGTTGTGTTTTTAAAATCTATATTTAGACCTTGTTGTTGTGGTGCATTCATAATTTTTCGTATTTGAAATTTTTAATTATATATTTTGTTGTTTTGTGATTTTCTTTATCTACATTTTTATCTACATGAGCATTAATTTTAACACACATAGATTTATCATGATATTCTTTTAATAATTTTTTATCAGTTAATTTTCTAACTAATCTACCATTATAGAATATTTCTATTTTATCTGGTGTCCATAAACATCCATACTTGTTAAAATGTTTTGTTGGATCTTTAAATCCTAACCAATGTGTTTTAGCTCCTAAATTATAATTTTCAGGCTCTTTACCACAATGGAAATTTGTTTCTACTCTCCAGAAACCAAATGGATTTTTCCAATTAAAATGGAAGTAATTTTCTTTTTCTTTAGTGTAACCTTCAAATACATCTATTTCAGGGGGCCAACTTTCAAAAGGACTCATCCAAAAAGCAGGCCATAAATTTTTACCTTTTGGTAATTTAGCTTCTATTTCAAAATATCCATAGTCAAATCCTTTTTTACTTGTTATTAATCCTACTCCTATTGGTATTTGAATTAATTTTTTAGTATGTGGATGTTTTAATCTTTTTGGGTTGATGTGAGTTTTTAATATTAGATTTTCATCTTTATCACAATCTATAGCTTCAGGGTCATAATGACAATATGGCTTTATGGGATGAAACTTACCCCATTTTTCTCTTGGAAGCCATTCATATCCACACCATTTTATATTTTTCATATTACTTGTGGTTTTTTAATTTCTATTATCTTTGCTAAAGCACTTGCTATATTAATTTCTTTATCAATTCTAAAGTTTGAATGATATTGATGTTCATTTAAAATCATAGCTACACTACCCTCCCTACCTTTGGCATACTCTCCTGCTTGATCAAATAGTGATCTATATAGTTCTTCAAAATCTTTAACTCCTGAGTCTGCAATTATTTGTCTTAACTTTCGATAATCTGTTTTTGGATTTTTTAATTCTACTATAACTTGTTTTATATAATTGGATGATACTATGATTGATTCATCTAGTACTAACTCATTATCTTTAGTAGATAATTGAATTGTATTTAACATTTTTCGTATATCCGGATGATGTGTGTTAACTATGTTAACGAGAGATTCAACTTCAAATTTTGTTTGTTCTGTATCTAATATTTCTTTTAAATGTTTTGCTACTTCTTTCTTACTTGGTGGTACTATTTTTAGTACTTGACATCTTGATTGTAATGGATCTATTATTCTCTCTATAAAATTACACGTCATAATAAAACGTGTTGTTCTTGAAAATGTTTCTATTACATTTCTTAGAGATGCTTGCGCTTGAATAGTAAGAAAATCTGCCTCATCGAGGATGACAACTTTAATCTGTCGAAACGAAGCAGTACTTGAGAAGTTGGTGACTTTATCCCTAATAGTTTCGATGCCCCGTTCATCAGAAGCGTTAATGTATAAGTAATCGCAGTCCAAATTATTAACGATAAGTTTTGCAAGAGTAGTTTTACCTGTGCCAGCGGGGCCATAAAAAATGAAGTTTTGAATATCATCTTGGTCTAAATATTTTTGTATTTGTGTTTTAATATGATTATTACCTACATATTCATCAAGAGTGCTAGATCTATATTTTTCTACTAATAATGTGTGATCTTTCATAAAATTAAGAGTCCTAAATTGGGTTAATTATTTATTGTAATTATAATCTTTAAATTGTTTTACCAATCTAGATTCTAGTTTATTAATTTGAGAATCAATTTCTCTATGTAAATTCTCAATTTCCTTTTCAGTACTAGTGTACATTGAATTTAATTGAGTTGTTTGTTCTTGATTTACATCCTGTAAATCTTGATTTACCTGTTTGAATCGATTTGAGACCCTAGTAACAAAAATAGCCACTAAAGCTGTTAAACCTGATCCAATCAGGGTTCCTATAATTATATCTAAATTTTCCATAAGCATTGTTTTTAATAATTTAGGACTCATTAATTTTAATATTCATCTCCATAAATGTTATACTTTTTTATTGGCTCAGGTTTGACCTCTTCTTCAGAAGTTTTAATAGCATATAATTTACTCCCAATAGGGTCTAGCCTATATTCACCTTTAAAGTTAGTGATCCCTAAGTAGGATTCCAAAGTATCTGTTAAGGATTTATGAATTACTTTTTTTGAATCATCTACTAGAGTCCATCTATCCCCAGGTGGTACTCTAGTAGCAATTAATTCATTTCTTTCTATAACTTTTGTTTTCATATTTCGTCTTTAAGGATTGTCAATATAAAACAACTTATTAAAAATATTAATTCTAAAATCATATTACATCATTCCTCCCATCATTGCGGCTGGGTCAATTTCTGGCATGTTATTTTCTTTTGGTTTGTCAACTATTGTTGCCTCTGTTAATAGAATTGTTCCTGCTATTGAAGCTGCATTTTCTAAAGCATTTCTTGTTACTTTAAATGGATCAATAATTCCTGCATCTTTTAAGTTAACATTTTCATAATTTTTAATATCATATCCAACCCAATCTAAATCTTCTACTTCTAATGATATTTCTTTTGCTTCATCATTAGTATAACCAGCATTAGATAAAATTTGAAAAAATGGTTTTTTACATGCTTTTTTAACAATATCAACCCCAAACAAAAAATCTGGATTTCCTACACATTCTACTTTTAATGAAGCTCCTAATAAAGCAACTCCACCCCCAGGTAATATCCCTTCCTCAATTGCAGCTTTTGTAGCGTTTAAAGCATCATCAACTCTATCTTTTTTCTCATTCATTTCAGTTTCAGTATTTCCACCTACATGAACTATAGCTACTCCACCTACAAATTTAGACATTCTATTTTGTAAACTTTCCATTTCAAATGGTGTTTCTGAATGTTCAATTTGGTTTGATAATTCTTCTACTCTATTATTGATATCTTCTTCTTTACCTTTACCGTCTACAATAGTTGTTTTTTCTTTAGTGATTGTAGCAACTCTAGCTTCACCAAACCATTCCCAACTAAATTTTTCAAGTTTCATTCCTTTTTCTTTAGAAAATACTTGACCTCCAGTTAATACAGCTATATCATCTAAAACTAATTTTTGTCTATCTCCAAATTCAGGAGCTTTAACAGCACATACTTTTAATGTACCTCTCATTTTATTTACTATAAGAGTAGCTAGTGCTTCATTATCTATATCTTTAGCAATAATTAAAAGTGATTTGTTAGTATTTGATACACTTTCTAATATTGGTAATAATTCTTTCACTTGTGTAAAAGTATGATCAGCAATTAAAACATAACAATCATTTAAAGTAGATGTCATATTATTATTATTTGTAACAAAATAAGGTGATTTAAATCCTCTATTGAATTGCATCCCTTCAACTGTTTCAAGATATGTTTCTCCTGTTTTAGATTCTTCAATATGAACAACACCTTCTCTACCTACTTTTTCCATAGCTCTAGAAATAAGTTTTCCTACTTTTTCATCATTATTAGCGGAAATTGTAGCTACTTGTTCTAATTGTTCTGGAGATGAAATATCCTCATTAATTGATCTTAATTGTGTCACTACTTGCTCTACAGCTGAATCTATTCCTCTTTTAATATCTACAGCATTAGCTTTTTTATCTAAAGCACTTAAACCTTCTTTAACTATTTCTCTAGCTAATAAAGTAGAAGTAGTTGTACCATCTCCTGCATTATCAGCTGTTTTAATAGCTGCTTGTTTAAGCATTTGAACTCCTAATTCTTCAGTTGGATCTTCTAATGATATATTTTTAGCTACTGTTACTCCATCTTTTGTTGATTGTGGAGTTTCATTTTGTTTTGAAATAATAACATTTCTACCATTTGGACCTAATGTAGATACTACAGCATCTGCTATTTGGTCTATTCCTTTTACTAGTTTTTTTCTGGCTTCAGGGCCAAATTCTATAATTTTACTCATTTTAATCCATTGATTTTATAGCATCAAAATCTTCTTCTGATACTTTGGTTTCTGATAATACTTCTTCTATTTTTACTTCTTTTTTAACTCTGGCTAAGATTTGGTTTTCTTGGCCAATATAATATTCATCACCTTTATGTTCTAATTTAGTGAATCCTATGGTGGGTAAAATAACATTATCTCCTATTTTAATTTCGGTTTCTACAAAACCTACTCCACCTACATGTCTTCCAGGTCCCACAGCTACTACTGTACCGTGTTCATTTCTATCCTTACCTAGATCAGGTACTACTATTGAGCCATATTGAGTTTCCTCTTCTTCTTGAGGTTTAACTATAACCGCATCAAATAATGCTTCTAATTCTGTCATAACGTTGTTTTATAATGTTTAAATGAATATAATAAAAATATCTTAATAAGCAAAACCTAGGATGCGATTTTCTTACTTAATTTTTATTGATAGTGGTTTTGTTACTACATGAGGAGAATATGGAACTGTAACTGTTAATAATCCATTCTCCATTTTAGCTTCAGCTTCAGATAATCTAAATTTATTAGCTACTTTGTAACCAAAATTGAATGATCTTTTAGCTATACCTGAGTAGTGATATTCTCTATCAATATCCTCATTTTCAGGTTTTGTATAGCTAACTTTTAAAATGTCTCCCTCGATATCAAGGTTTACATCTTCTTTGGTCAACCCAGTACAAGCTACTTCCAAATGAAGACCATCATTATCTTCATAAACATCAACTGGATGTTTAAGTTTAATTGATTGTAAAGGGTGAAAAGGTTCTTCAGTGTTGAAGAAATTTCTGACAAGTATGTCAAAAGGTGATGTTATTCTTGGCGCTAGGCCTTGTTCTATTTCTCTTAGATAAGTCATAATTCTTAAATTTATGTTTTGTTAATAAAATAGCTCCCATTTTGGTGAGCCGGTTTTGCATCCTAAGTTTTGCATTAATAAATATATATAAAAAAGTTTCTATTTACAAAACTCCATCTTCTTGTGGAACCATGTAATATTCACTTTCAATTTCATCATTTTTAAATGATAAATGCATTAATCCTTCTTTAGATATTTTAAATATTCCATCATCTACATCTTTATTAGCATTTAGTATTGTTTTTAACATATCTGAGTTGTATCTAATTTTAATATTTTCTTTGTCTATTTTACCTTTTAATTGATAAGTTATTTTATTATTGTGTCCTGCTTCATCTCCAAACACAAATTCACAAACATCCTCTCCATCTAAATCCTTTGTAGATGTAACTAACATATTATCAATTTCTGATAAAGCACTTTTAGCTTTTAATATATTACCTATTTCATTTCTAGTTATTTCTAATTCAATATCCCAATCTTCTACTGGTTTGGCTTTACCTGTGTTTTTAATTAATAATGGATCTGATAATGCGTAAGATAAATTAAAATTAGAATCTGATATATTAAGTTTTAATAACATTTCTTTTTGTTTTTCTAATTCTAGTAATAAATCTCCATTACATATTGAAATAAGATTTGATAGTTTTTTAGTATGATATATAGCTAAATCAGCGTCTTCTAGTGGGAAATTATTACATTTTACATTACCTAACACCATTCTACTTGGAGTTATAAAATTAACTGTTAATTGGTTATTTTCAATTTCCCATTTCACTCTTTCTATTTCTCCTAAATAATATTTAGAGATAACATTTTGTAATATATTTTTATTTATCATAATTCAAAAAACTTATTAATATAAGGGTTTAAATTTAAATTCCATCCTAAATCTGAATAGAATCCTTCTAATTTGTTTAATAGTATACTTTCAAATACTTTTTTTCTATCAGCATATTCCTCTAGAAAATCATTTATTTTTTTAGGTAAGTCAAATTCTAAAAAAGCTAGGGCCTCAATTTGGTAGGTGTTTGGTTTTAAATAAATCCATTTAACCTTATCACCTTGTGCTATATAACTGTGTTTTCCACTTAAATTCCAAAACCTAATTAAATCATTATAGGCTATTGTTGCTTTAACAGAAGCAGGTGCTCCTTTAGCTATCACAGAAAACATTTCTCCAGCCCTAGCTTTTCTTTCTGTGTATTTATTTAATGTTTTTACTGATGTTGGATTTCCTAATTCTGTTAAAGGTATTTGACCTCCTAATATTTCTTTTTTAAATTCTTTTACTCTTTGATCTATTTCTTCTTGTTGTGTACCTTTTAGAACATCAATCAAAGCACTTTTAAAAAATTTACCTAATATAGGAGGAAAATTAGCTTTTTTAAACTCTAGTCCTTTAATATCAAGTGTTTCTTTTTCAACACCTTCTTGTTTAGTAATCCATTGAGCATATCTTCTAGTGGCCCTAAAATAACCTGATCTTATTATACATTCTGTTTTCATTTCTAGCCAATGGTCTTTCTCTCTATCTTCAAACCAGGGAAATTTATAGACATTAAAGGTATCCTTTGCTAAAATATCATAATGATTTGTTATAATATCTTGATAAGCTAAAGCTATTTCCTCTAATTTATTATCTTTTTCTTGGTCTGACATTTCATCTAAATTAGGGTATAAATGTCTAAGTATAGGTTCAGCATGAAAATAATTACTATCTGTGTCTACATAGGCACAATAATTTTCATCTTCAGGATCACAAATCCACCATGGTGTATCTTCTAAATGTTTCATTCCCAATCTTCTGCTCTATGAGGTCTAGCTGGTTCATCAAATTCACCTTTACTATTCCTTTGTTTATATTCATATCTTTTAATATCAAATACTAATTCTTTGATTTTAAGTGTCCCGCCTTGCTTTAACATCTTTCTAAAATGTAACTCTTCTTTCTCATTAAAATCTTTTGATATTTCAATAATTTCTTCTTTAGTCATTTGAACATTATTTAAATAAATGGTATGTTCTTTTCTAATTGATTGTTTACTCAGCATATATTTTAGTTTTAAATTCCATAAGGTCTTGGGCTTATATTTCTTTCAATTTTAGGATCATTAGTTCTTTCTTCTTTATTGGGTTTATTTTTTTCATTTAAATTTAATTCAATTTCACCTTTTATAACTTTATTCATATGTCTATTAGCACATAAAGCACTTTCTTGAATAATTCTTTGTCCTGCTAGTGTAATTGATTTTGATAATACTCTATTACCATATCTAAAACTACTTAAAGCTGTGGCTCCATATAAACTATTTAGCAAAATTTTCATTGTATATTGTTTCATATGAAATGAGGCCTCTAAATTTTTATCCTTAGCTTTAGCTGCTTTCTTTTTTGATTTTTTATATTTTACTCTTTCATCAAACCATTTAGCTAAAATTGTAGATAAAACTGATTGTCTATTTGTAGCATACATTGTACCATTTGCTGATATTGTCCATCTTTTTTCTTTAATAAATTTTAACAATTGGCCTATTGTTAATTCAGCTCTTTGATCTTTATTATTTCTTATAAGAACTGTTTCATTTGGATCTTTTTGAATCAAATCATTTAATCCTAATCTATTATTTCTATCATCAGCATCTATTATACGAGCCATTAATGTTTCTTTACCTATGTTTAGAGACATAATAATTGATGGGTATAGTGATGTTAAATCCTCATCAAACATATAATTATATATTCCTGCTTTAGGGCAAAATAAATAACCACCAGCATAACTGTCTTTGTAATTAATATGTGGATCTTTATTTGGTGGTATAATTCCTTTACCTAGTAAATAAGCTGAAATTGCTCCATCTTGTGTATTAGTATTAGCATATACTTCACTATAATTATGTTTACCTTTATGGGATAGATTTTTTGTTAATGCTAAGTATTCTAATTTTTTATCTAGTTCAACTAAGATTTTAACATCCATAAAGTTATACTCTATAAATTTATGAATGTCAGTTTCAAATAATCTATCTAATGAACCCTCATATTCAATTTTATTTACACCAGCATATTTTTCTCCAATAGCATCTAATTTCCAACTTGGTTCATCCGCCCAGCTATATTTTCTATGCATTCTAATATAATCTAAAGATTCAATTCCTTCAATAGATACAAATGTATCT